TGTATGATGTTAATAAGTATTTAGCTTAAAAGTTTTTAAAAGAACGCTTTGTGCCTTTATTTTGGTTAATTTTACGGAATATTTTTATATCTTGAATTAAAACTATAGGGTATGTATAATCCAAAAAACAAAATGTACATAAATTAAAAACAAATTGTACATTTTTTATTGATCTTACTTTTTGCAAAGATAACATTTAAACTATATTTAAACACACTTTAAAACAACGTTAATTCATCCGTAGGATTAGTCAAATCAAAGTTAGCTGTCATTACTTCAATCTTCTTTTTTTGCGGCTTACCTGAGCTATTTGCAATACTAACAGATTGCTGTATTGTTTTAGTATTCCAATTAAATTCATTTGTGTATTTTTTAAGAATATCACTAGGATAACTACTCATTAAAAATTTACCTTCAATTTTAGATAAAGCCTTTAACAACATTTCAAAGTCCTCGATAGTATAACCATCATAATGTCCACAGTCACTATTATAATACGGTGGATCGCAGTAAAAGAACGCATCTTTAAAATCTCTAGAGTTAATTATACGAATAGCATCAGTACATTCAATATGAACGTTCTGTAATCTAACAGCGTACTCTTCAGTAAATGCTTGACGTTTACGGTTTACTTTTTGAGCTGTAGTTCCTTTTATTTTATCATAGCCCCAAGAAGCATCTAGCATACTTGCAAAACTTTGTGCTGCTAAAACCCAAACAGCCCAAGCTCGTTTTATGCGCTTGAACATATGTGGATTATTATATACTACCGAAGCATCTTTATGTAAAGACCTTGAGTGCAAACTAATGCGTATCATTTTCTCCAGTTCCACAAACTCATTTTGTACTATTTCATAAAAGTTAATTAACTCACGATTTGTATCATTAATAACCTCAACTTCACTTTTACCTTTTGCCCAAAATAATGCACCTCCTCCAACAAATGGTTCTGCATATAATGTATGCTTTGGAAACAATGGTAATATTGTTTTAACTAAATTCTGTTTACCTCCATAATAGCTAATTGGAGTTTTCTTATTCTTTACTGTCATTCTATTAATTTTTTAATTAAATTTGCATCGATCAAACGAAGTACTATTTACATTTACAACTATGGCTTACGCCTCCAGTGTTGTACTTGTTATTAGTGCTTTTTTTCGTTTGATCGCTTAAAAAATCTGGAGGTTTTATTCTCCTTTAACAGTAAGTTTTATTTATTCATCTTTTTCTATTGCTTTGACCGAATGGTTTCGTTCAAGTTTATTTAACATTGCATTAACCAATTTGCCAAACCAAATCAGGGTATTTTTTAATACATTTTTACCAGTAACACCGCTGATGGTTTCATCAGGATTACCATATTTATTTTTACTTGCATTTTTTATCATGGTATCGTTTAAAGAGTATTGAAGAGCTACATTAAGCGTTTGGTCAATGCTCATGGCTAAGTTCCATAAGTATTGCCAAAAATTAGGCTCACCATTTGCCCTGCCAATTACATTGGCAATTATGGCATAGATAATACCAGGAATAAACAACCACTTAAAAGCATAATAAGCAATTACCAAAACCAATACAGGTTTAAGGTATTTCCAAAGTGCCGCTAAAAAATATTTTACTTCTTTCATAGTATTTCAAAATTTTCTAAGGTGAATTGATTACGGTAATAACCGCCTGTTACAATTAAAGAGATTAAGCCTTGATTGTTTATCATCTTATATTCCTGTGCTGGAGTTAATCCATCTGGTAATTGGGCTCTTATTTGTTCTCTAATAGCAAAAAAGGCATCATAAGTAAAGTCCTCAGAATTTTGCACAAATACTTTATCAATTTGTTTTTGATAAGTTTCCATTTTTTTAGTGCTGTCTGCATTAAATTGAGGCAGACCTTCAACCATAACTTGGCGTTGTGCCTCTTCTAGTCTAAATGACATTTCTGTAAAACGAAACAGTACTTTTTGCGTTTCATCATCTGTACTAATCGTAATACCTGTAAATTCTATGTATTTATAGTTTTCAGGCACATCCTTAGCGGCTGTTTTCTCTGTAAAGATTTTTTTATTTGTTTTTATCATGATATTATTTTTTTTATATAAAGTTCCAACTATCATTACTTAAATATTCCTTCCAAATAGTTGGTAAATATGGTGCATCACCATTATTTGCATCTGTTGGATTGTCTACTACCACATCAAAAGTTTTAGTATTATAAAAATTATAGAATTTTATAATTTGAGCGTTTAAGCCATTGTTTATAAAAACATCTGTTAGAGCATCAAATTTATAATACTGTAAATACTCTGTTAAATTAGGTAAATCTTTTAAATCTAAAGTGGTTATACTTCTTAAGTTTTGAATTTTTAAATAATTTATTGGAGAATTAGCTAAATCTAATATTGTTATATCAAATCCAGAACCTATTATTAATTTCTGTAAATTAGGTATTAACTTTAAATCTCCTGTATTTGTTTGGGTGTTTTCATAGGAAACTGTTAATGATATAAGGCTTATTAATGTGTTCAATCCTAAAAAGTCCTGTGGTTTAATAGTTAAAGATGTTAATTTATCTAAACGCCTTGTGTTAAAATCGTAATTTTGATATAGAGTACCTGCTAGGTTTAAAGTTCTTAGATTAGGTAAAAAATCAGTATTTATATTAGCGTCAATAACTCCTGTTAAATCTTTAAAATATAAAGTTTCTAATAGTCTATGATTGTTTACATTAAATAATGATGAGTATATTGGATTGCTGTAAAATTCTAAATTTGGATTATTTCTTAAATCAACTTCTTGGTCAAATGACACACTTCCATAAACATTAAAAAATGTCATTTTTGTTGTTTGACTAAAATTAAATCCGATATAATGGTTACTATACGAATTAAAATACTCTAACTCCAATAAGCTTCCATTTATAATTGTTGTACCATAAGAATACATACGAATAGCTTTAACTAAAGGTATAGCGTCAAAATTAATATAAGTTAATTTAGATATGCCATACCAAGCACTGAATGAATTACACCCGTTTCCTGTATCATCTACTTTTAAATAAATAGAATAATCTCCACTTCCTAAAGATAAATCTGCGTTTAATGAATAACCTGTATTATCGATAGTATATTGTTTCACTATTTCTTCTAAAACATTATCAATTATAGTACATAAAGTTGGACTAATACCACCTAATTGATTTACTTTCCAATCGTTAGAAGTGCTGTTCGTTTTAGCAAACAACTTACCATAACCATAATTCTTAGCAAATATTTGCGTTCTCATTGACATCTTTTAAGTATTATCTCCTAGAATTAGGAATTCATTTACATTGTGAGTATTGCGCATTACATGTTGCATTTTCCCATTTTTTAAAACAGATGTTAGTTTTGGAAATGTTACTAAGTCACCAACTGTATCATTAGTTAGCGTATAATCTCCTTTCATATACACATCACATCTAAATTTTAAAGGTAATTCAGAGCCATCTGGCAATGTTTGTTGAAGTGTTAAAGTTACATCGGCTATAACCAATAAAACAGCGCCATTATCTGATGGTAAATAGTTTCTTGAAGCATCAACGATAACAACTTTATATTCTAATAATGCAATTAACTTTGCAAGAAGCTCATCCGTTAAATCGTTATGACTTAATTCCATTCCTGCAACCTTGTCAACTTTAGCGTTGAATTGGTTAGAATGTTGATTTACACCTGTTAAATGATGCTCAAATACTTCTACATCGGTTTTTTCAAATAATACATCTTGTAAGCCGTTAATCTTTTCCAAAGGAATTTGTTCACTTTTATGCCAAAAGGAATCTATCCAGTCCCAGAACTGTAATTGTGTAGGGTATAGGTTAGTTTTAAACCATTTTTTTATGTCTGTTCTATTTACTATTGCCATAATTAATCTATATATTCGATGAATAAAACCACTCTATAAGGTGATAAATTGTTGTGTGCCTCATCATTCCCTATTTCGTCGGCATCTAAGTTATGTCTATGATTACCTGCTGAACTGGTATTTGCTGTGTAAAATATAGACCAGCCGTCTTCTGATCCATTGTTGTTTCCATCTCCAGATGGATCTTCTTTGTCATATTGATGACTATGGTTACCAGAGTATGTAGTTTTACCAGTAGGTGTATGCTTAGGCAATTGAGGTTCTGTTAATGTTACTGACTTTTCACCTCCAGTTTTACCAAGTGTGTCAAATTCAGTTTGTGATGCGTCCCACCCTACAGGCATACGTCCACGCCAATCAACCACTTCTTGATAACCTGCAGGGATTTCGTTAGCAGGTTTGTTCCAAAAAAACATCCCACCGCCAGCTTGAAAAATAGCAGTCTTTTTTTCTAGCTCTGTAATTTTAGCCATCATTAAAATAATTGGATCTATTCTTTTAAACTCAGACCAATTAATAGCATTTACACCTGTACCAAATTGGGCGTATCGTTTTTTATAAACATCTTTTGTTGTTCCATCTTTGAACTCAGTAATAAGGATCACTTCTTCACGAACAATAATTTTTGATTGTTGCAAACCGCCTCTAAACTCAATTAACTCACCATTTAAATAAATAGCTCCATTACTAACTGTACTTCCTGCTAGAGTACATCCTTTTACTATTGTTTTTTCTCCTATGGCAGCGCCAAAATCATTAAATAATTTATACGTGTTTTGCATAAAGTTTAAAGTGTCGGTCTCTAAAGGAAATCCTCCTGTTTGTTGAAAATTTGCATTATCCATTATTCAGCTTGTATTTTATATCGTTTAACGCCTTCTTTATAATAATTAATCAAGGCTTTCATTCTGTAATTAGTTGCATCTAAAATTGATGATGGAGCATAGACAATAAAGTCAACACCCGTATCTGCATAATCTGAGTGAGGATATAAATAAACATCCTCTAAGTATAGCGGTTTTTGTTCAGCTCGTGTATAAATATAAATTCGCTCATTACGCTGTCCATTACCAATTCTTATTCTTCTTTGCATTGGATCAAATTCATCGTTTAATACTTTTCTTAAATAGCAAACTTGACCTGTATGAGACAACTTATAAAGGTTGTCATATCTAAATTTAAACCAATCATTATACAGTTGTTTAATCGGTTCAACTAATACTTTTAAATAGCTTACTAATTTGAGTTTTCGCAAAAAAGTAGGCAAAAGCTGTAGTGATAATATGTCGTAATTAATTTTATACCACATAACTAATATTATCAAAATTTGGGATTTCAAAATAACCCGAGACCGTAACTGTTTTTACATCTATTTGCTGAGGCTCATCATAACCACCTGCAGCATTAATCCAACTCGATTTTGCTACAATTAGATGTGGTATCTTAACACCTTTAACCGCTTGTAATTTGTCAATCAAATGTGCCAGAACTAACTCACCATTAAATGGTAGTTCTTTCATAAATTCTTTTATAGCAGTTTCCACAGGCTTACCTCCATCGATAGAATTTCCATCTGCAGATAATACTAAAGGATCTCTATATATTTTTATAGTTAAATATAATCGGTCTGGTAAATAGTTAATCACTCTTATACGAGTACCTGCATACTTTATTTCTTCAAAATAAGCAATAACGGCGAATTGTTGATCTTCTGAAATTGGCGCCAGAACATCATCCGTTTCACCTGCAATTTTAATAATGATAGTTCCAACAGTATCAGCTTCGTTTACTGCAGCGTATTTTATAATTTTTGAATTTGCTATCTCTACATCTGTGGCATTATCATTTTCAAATTTATCCGTATCAAAAATTAAGTTAAATCCATTTTGAAACTGTAAAGCCATATAACGATACCAGTTTAAACTTCCTTTTTTTTGATTGGCGATTTCTGTGTCAATTTCAGCTTTATGCGTGTCAAAAAGTTTTTCAATCGTCCAAATTGAAACGGCAACTATATAAATAATCAATCGCCAAATAGCTACTTTAGAAGTGCTTGTCAACTCGTCTAATTCGGTCATGCTGTCCTTACGGTCTAACATTATTTTTTCAATCTTTTCTATTGTTCTGCTCATTTTATCCTACTATAAATGTTGATCCAATTGCCATATATCCTATTCCATCTGGAGTCTCAATATCTTGTGTGTTTTGCTCAGAAATTGCTGTGCTTGGTTTTATTAATTTACTCTTGTAATAGTTTAGTATTTCTGTGTTTTGTTTTCCTTGAGGTACTATATAATCAGCTCCAACTTCAAGCTCTCCATGTATGCTTTTATTGTTAGCAATGGCAAAATCAAACATTGCCTCAATAGTTCCGTATTCTTGAACTGCTATGTCTAATAAAGTTTGATTATTTAGAGCTGTTGTTTTCATTTGTAATTCCTAGTTTTTCGTATGCCTTTTTATTGATTACTTTTAGCAGAATTCCTGCAAAATTGAATTTTAAACTTTTTAGATTTTCCAATACGCTTATGATTAATTGCCAAATAATAACAAATATCACAATCCAATATAGCCACAAGAAAGGATCTAGTTCGTATCCAAATACTTCAGGGAAATGCGACTCTTTTTGAAAAGTGTTTGGTATATAAATCATTAAAGAATACACCGATACTTTTAGCATCATTCTACCAAGCTTTCTGCTTTCGTGCTTTTCACCACGTTTATGTGAGGCGATTACTCCTGTTGCCCACTCACCAATAATTAAAACTACATAAGCTATTAAGAATTTATGATTAAAGCCAAAAGCCGAATCAATAAATGTTACAAGCCCAGTTAAAAAAGCTGATGCGTTTAATGTTTTAATCGTTATAAATCCAAAAGTTGACAGCTTGAAGTCTAGCCAATTTTCAAATCCAAAGCCTTCTAATATAAAATTAAGTGTTTTCATTCTTGAGTATTAATTCTTATTTGTGATTTTAGCTCGTTATACTTTTTGCCATCACGTGCTAAATGTAATTTTACTATCTGTTCAATTTCTTCATCAGAGGCATTTGCTTTCTTTTTTCTGATTAAACTAGCTCCTAATATTGGATCACTTTTAAGCTCACCTTGATTCATTTGTATAATAATACCTACGTCCTGCCAAGTACTATCTCCTAGCGCAAAATCTCCATTTTGAGTGAGTACATCATTATCATTGTCTAGTAATATATCAATCATTATTCTATATTTAAAGCGTGTGTATCTCCGTTACTATCCGAGCCAACTGCATTTCCTGTCTTTACATAAACATCTATTTTATCTGATAATAATGTTGCAAGTTGTTCTGCAACAGTATTTACATTATTTTGTGTTTGAGGATTAGATAATATTGTTATCAGCCCTGTTTTTAAACTATTCTTTAAAGCGGTTTTATTTAGTGCCATCCTTATTCTACTAAAATCTTATTTAAACTATGTTTAATCTGTGTTTCAACGGTCTGCTCAATTGCAACAATTGCAGCAACATTTGGCGTAACTCCAATACTTACTACTACTTTTTTCAGCTCTCCAGATAAATTTTTAAATTCTGCAAAAAAGTCATTCCAAACATCTTTTAAACTATCTCCGCCTTGTTTTATAATAAAGCCGTCTTCTTTAATGGTAAATTGCGAATCACCGCTTGTAAAAATTCCCTCTTCAAATTCTTCAGCATCAATTAATATTGTGGCATCTGAGTTTTCAATCTTCGCAATTACACATTTTGTGCGTTGCTTTGGTTTTCTATAAAAAGAACCTAAGCCAAGTAGCACGTCATAATATGCTAGTCCATCAACGATGCTTTTTACTTCCATTGTTTTTTTAGACCAGTCAACACTTTCCACTTTTGCCCATACAACCTGCGGATTGACGTGTTTTTTTGCGCTATGTTGCAGTAATTTTGCAAACTCATCTAATTTATCGCTCATTTTACTTTATCTCCTAATTGTATTGTTCTTCTAAATTGCGGACTATCATCAAAATCAATAATAGTTCGCTCCACATAATATGTTCCATTTCTATCTGGATATAAATCGCTTTTTAGCTCAACTTTATATCCATGTCTTATTATTGGTATTCCAAATAGCTTAACTGTTCCATCAAAGCCATCAACTTTATATTTTTTATAATCTTCTTTTGCCAATTTTTCAAGCTCGGCTTTTAATTCAATATTGTAATAACTCAATTGTCGCTCTTCGCCATCTTCATCACCAATTTGTGCCTCAATCTTATCGCCATTTTTTAAAGTTGAAACCGCAATTATTTTTATAAGTACATCTTCTTTACTTTTATAATTTAGATCATTGTTTACTACATTTTTTTCAAGATGTAGCCTTATTGGTTCAACGTCACTATCATCCGCATATACTTTTCCAACCACAAGTTGCTTACCTTTCATATAGCTGTACAGGCTAAATTCTTCCTGCAGGTATTTTAATACTTTTGCAACAGTTGACTTTGCGTGTCGCTGTGAGCCTATTTCTACCTCTAAAGCATCTACCGAATAACCAGGAACAATCTTGTTTAATAAATTTTGCAAGCTGCTACTCTTTAGGCTAATATTTACAGGTATTTTTTTAAGCTGATACATTTCATCTTCGCACTCAATTACAATTGGTATATCTGCGCTTACCTTTGTAACATAGCCTTCAAACTCCTTTATAAGCTTGCCGTCATAACCTAATTCTATTTTTATCGGATCTCCTTTCTTAAAGGTTGATTTTATATTATTTATGTCAAAGTACTTTACTTTTCTTGGCAACACTATGGTTGCTTTATCGGTTAACATTTTCCAAGAACTCTCTATTTTAACAGAGGTAATTTTTTTGATAACAATCTCTTTTCGGCTATCCGTTTTAAGAAATGTTATTTTTGCGCTCATTACTACAACCATTACAATACCAATTCTAAAGGTTCATCGCTGCTACATCTCATATAAAATGGAATAGTACCAGGCTTTCCTTTTAGCTGCGAAATAGTAAGCTCTTCAATAACTATATTGTCAATATTTAAGTCTTTAAATAATGAGCCTTGCACTCTTATGCTGTCCACTATTTGCTCATATCTTGCTAACATTAGTTTTTGGTCATTGGCTGTTATCAATTTTTGAGGCTGTGCAGGATCACTCAAACAAAGTCCTCTTATATCAATAGTCCAATCTGTAAAACCATACGTTTCTTTTACTGTTCCATTTGCGGCTAAAGCTTTTGTTTTAGATATTATTTTTGAACGTCTAAAACTTGCCAAGCTTACTACTGGTAATTCAAAATCGGCATAATCATCTAAAACAACATTACCATCAAAGTCAAAGGTTTTATATTTTCCACCTTTCAAGGTCATTGCAAAAAGAATAGGAGTTCCCATGTAGCTCATTCTTGATGGGCTGACAATTGGCTCTATAACATCGATATTTTTAAAGCTAAATTTTACTCCATTTTCCTTTGGCTCTGCAGGTAATTTATAAACTGCTAAATTGCCCTTGATACCAAAAGCCTCACGCATTAAATCGCCTATATTTATATCTACACCTATCATTATCCTGCAATTATTAATTCATCACGTAAGCGATCGTTTATTTTACCTACTACCATATCAGCAATATCCTCTACCTTTTCACGTACATTTTTACCAATACTAAAATTGTTGGTAATGTTAAGTGTCATTGAAATTGTTTTACCAGAGCC